GTCTTCGCTGTGATCTGGACGCTTCGTACCGTAGAATGCGGTAACGAAAGCTACTGCAATCGATCCAGCCGTTGTGATTAATGCGGTAATAACAGCGTCACTCAATTATTTCAGCCCCTCACCACGATTTCATTAATGATTGATGCCAACACGAATGCGGCATACATACTTTCAAATCCGACAACGATACCTTGCTCCCAATCCCACAACATGAATACTATGAAAAACAATAACCATACAAACGTTAGTAATCCAGTCATAATTGATTTGTAGGCTAAATTATTTATATTCCATAGCGCATAGACAATCGTAAATGTTCCGACAATCCCCAATAAAAATATAAATGGTGGATCATCGAAATACATTAACAGCGATGGCCTTGGCGGATAAAATGAAATTGTGTTTTGACGGATAATAAATAACGCACCAATTCCATATGTTTCCAACGCTTTCCAGAACCAGAACCGATTGCGCTTTAAATGTTCTAGCATTAACATTCACATCCTGTCATTCATTATTTTAAGCTTTATTGACTTAAAACTGTAATTGCGTATTTATCCCACCTTCACCCATTTATTGTTAATATTTATCAGCTCGATTGACACATCATTAATTATTTTATAATTGTTCCCTTGTAGCGCTAATTGCCAATCCTTACTACTACCATCAGACATTGTACAGCTACTAATTAAGGTGGTAGTAGCGTTCCAGCCGTAAATTGTTAACTTGTAACCTTGCGGGCATGACCAGCCATCTGGGATAATTTTTTGCAAATTTGTGGCTGCCGAATTAGACGCTACAATCGTATGGCAGTTATAAGGCAGGTTAAATGTGGCATTATTGTTGTTATACCAAGTTGGCGGATCATAACTAACCGTTTGCATAACGGTATTCTGTTCAGAATATCCGGTTAGTAATGTTTTTAGGGTTCCAGTTGTATAGGCTTGGTTATTTTTTAGCACATCCAACGTTGTGTTCATTTGCATAAAGCGCGGATACCATTCATTCGAGCCTGGATAATAAGAGCTATCAACTGAATGTAAGTGATCAAATAGTACTGGTTGAAGTGTCATTTGCGTATATGATCCGGTTATATGCACCCAAAGTTGAACATTATAATCGTCCCCATTTTGCTTGGTAAAAAACGAGAATTCAAAAATACGCTGCTTATTATCTTTTTTGTCTTCATAGATAGGATTCAAATTTAAGTTTTTAACTAATCCACCAGAGCTTTTAATGGCAGCATACGAATGTAGAAAATAAGCGGCCTGCTCGCCATCATCTACACCGGCATAGACATAACCGTCTAATAACAACCGATTAAAGCGACGATCACGTTCCTTTTTAGAGCTTGGATCTTTTTGCAGATCAATGTTGTAAATGCGAAACCAGCTATCACTACCTGTGTTACGGGTCCGCTGATAATAAAAGCGATCGTACTGCGGAAATGGATTGCGCTCGTATTTAATTGGCTGTTTTCTTGCATTAACGCTCATTATTTCACCTTCTTAATATAGTCAATCATTGTCTGTTCTGATTCCGTTGTTTCTTTATCATTAAAATAATCAAATGGCTCATTAGTATGCCACCAGGAAAAACCGCAAATGTTTTTATTTGATAGTAGCTCTTCAAAGAATACGCTCATGCCTAGTGCTTGTGCATGATAATTACGTGGTAAATTATTTGGATGATCACTTAGCAAATGAATTAAGCCATCGTCTTGTGCCATGAGCCCGACTTCAGTGATATAAACTTTTTTCTGGAATTTATAAGCTAACGAATCAATACGCTGCATATAATTCATTGAATGCTCATTATCATAGTAGGCGCCTTGAACATCAGCAAACGTTAAGGTTCCGTCATCAACTTTGTAAGTGAAATTAGTATAAACATTCACCCCAATCAAATCAACCGTATAAAAAATATCAGTTTGATTATCATCGAAAAAAATTGAGTTAGTCGCCGTTGTTAATAACAGGTTAGCATGGTTCCGTCGAATAGCATCGGTTAATTTCCACCAATATGGTAGATTACTATTAACTGTCAATAAATTTTGTTCACATTGAATACACAGCAGTGGAATATCATTGGCAATGCAAATATCCGCATAATGGTTCAAGATTATAGTCCAATTCGTAAAGAAAGCATCTAGATTAGACGGATTATAGTGAGCTCGATCAAAACCGTCAGACCAATTAATACCTAAATGCGGTTTTAACATCGTAATTTTAACGCCAGCTGATTTAGCATTATTGATTGCCTGATTGACCAGTGCATCATCCAACATAACAGGATTTGGATCAGTTTCAGATGTCAAGTTAACCATAACAATTAAAGCTGCATCTGCGCCTTGCTTAGCAATATGAGCAAATTCGTAACTACTAGTCGGCATTAAAGTTGTACTGACTGTTGTGGAAACCGTTGCGTAGTCCATATGATGAATACCATAAAAATCAGAATTTATTTTACTAATTGAATTGTTGATAGGTATAATAATTCCATCTAATTCCTCTTTGCTATAGAAATCACCATTTTTATACGTTTCATAAATTGCATCAACTTTAGTTTTTAAATCACGTAGTGTTCCATCGATGATAGTAATGTAGTCGTCAGCTTTGTCTTGACTAATGTCAATCGCTTTTTTAACAATAAAAATTAAGTCGTATGTCGTTTGCTGTCCATCGGTATCATTAAGCGAGAAGTAAGCTTTTGTGATTTTACCAGCTTCTGACCACAACGCATTAGGGATTGCATAATCAAACTTGCCGTTTACAGCGTCAGTTAACGTTACACCAGCATGGTCAGCAACAATCGCGCCTCCATTAGCAGTTTCAGCAACCAAATTAATTGTTTCTCCTGTCAAGTCAATTGCTGTTCCACGGTCAGTGATTGTTACGTGCAACGTAACGGCACCATTCTTATCGCCTTGACGACCTACAATCGGCTCTGGGATTGTAGAGTTGTAGCTATCAAGCAAAATGTCGTATGTTCTAATTGCCATCTACATTACCACCTTTGTATTCTTTGTATTCGTCATTACTAATTGTACCAGTTCCTTCTTCAATTTTCTTTACTTCATCTAATGTCATATCAGTTTTAACCAATCGTTCGTCTTCATATCCGCGACGTTTAGCCTTTAATTCCCATGCAAAATCAGTATTAGGCTTGTCAGATTTTACAACGAATCCGTCTTCGTTTCGTGTTTCTACCCAAACATGTGCTTTGCTATAACTTTGCAGGAATACTTGATATTTAATGCTAGTGTTTACAATGTCACCGAATATTGGATCAATTGGCACAGCAATTTCACAATTACCATCGGTAGTTGATTCGCCCATATCGCCGAACCAACTTTCAGCCATTTCATAAGCTGGCGTAGCACGTACACCATCACGCGTAACGCTGGCCGCGTTCTTGGTGCCATTATACACGGTAAAGTTACCTAAAACATCAACCCGATCACCATAAACGTTTAGCTGGTTCCCTTTGCCACCATCACCGCTGATAATAACTTGGCTAGAATTTTTAATCCAAAAAGTGTCACTTTTCTGACTGATTATGTCACCATCGGTGTAATAATCTTTTGCGGAATACAAGCTCTCTTTTGTTGCTAAGTCACTTGTCGCATATCCGTTTAAAATATATAGAGGATTATCGATTGTTGAATTGGCGGGGATTTGAAAAACGGGGATTGAAAGCGTACCGGTTTTGTCAGATTGGTTAATACTGAAAATATATCCGGGGTTGTTCCAAATAGCAAATCCGTTAACTTTACCAGTTGCTTTATCACCGGTAGCGTATAATCCGCCAAGCAAATTACCGTCATAATAGTATTCCATCATACCTTTTTGTAATGTAATTCTAAAATTGTTATCATTATCAACCGTGTTATAAGTAATACCGTTGATAACTCCGGCGACAATACTGCTAGCATTAATATTTTTAATATTGATATTTTGGCCGTCAATGCTTTCAGCAGTGATTGCTGTTTTAAATGTCTGCCCACCATCGGTTGAAACTCCAATACCGGCAGAGTTCAAAATAACCATTTTATTGTGGTCGGTTGTGTCAACGGCAATAATCCCTTGGTCTGTAAACTTCAATTCAGTTCGTGCAGCTAGAATGCTGTTAGTGGCCAGTTGCATTTGTTCACTAAACCAAGCGTCAGGCAACGTTGAATTTCCGTTCATAATATCAGTGATTGTGCTTGTGGCAACTGACGAACTAGCAGATTGCGTTTGCGCCATTGTCAGGTCGCCACAGGTAACTTCAACTGAAATTCGTTCACCATTAATATTGTAAGAACTGACAACTTTAATAATTCTTACTTCATCTTCAAACTCCAACGATTCGTCTACAATTGTAATTGAATCGCCAGCACTGGCCATAGCATAAGGATAACCAGCGTTTTGTAAATCTAATAATGATACAGTAATTGCCAAACTCCAACTATTGTCTACTCTAGACTTAACCGCAGCCAACAAGCTATCAGCGACTGTATATCGTTCATCATCAACCGGTTGAGCTTCAATAACCCCGAATTTAGCTTTATACATATCATACAACGGACTGTAATATTCAACAGATAACCGCGGTGACTTTTGATCATCAACGTTATTGTGTGCACCATAACCGACACCGTAAGTCGCAAACGAGCTGTTGTCGGTTTCAATTTCAGCCGTTGATAGGTTGAAACCTTGACGAACAACAGTTGACAGGTCAGATCCAATTTTATCTTTGATATAAACTGTTTTTCCCTGTACTTCAAATTCGGCTGAAATTTGATTGATAATATCATTGAATAGTGCTAATTTATCTTTCAATCCCCAGTTTTCTTTTTCAAAGGCCGCTGTTGATGTTTCATTATTGTATGAATAACCAGTATCTTTGAAAATGGCGTTTAAATATTCGTTTAACGGGTGTGATCCATTCCATTTTTCGTGGAACGCTTTGATACTTAACGTATAAAAAAACATCTGAACAGCAGAAAATGATACTGTGTTATCTGTATCATTATATCTGAACGTGACAACAGCATATTCTTCGTTATTGAACATCATTGTCCAACCTTTGGCAAGACTCTTCTTTACATCATTGCCGAAATAAATCGTACCTGTTAACGACTTTTCACCATTAACACCTTCAGTAAGCTTGATTTCAGTGTCAGCAACATATTCATTATTGATAACATCTTTGAATACCGTCATTAATTATCCACCTCCTATGCGTATAAGTCTTGATAATCTAAAATTCTAATTTCGCCTGCGAGTGAACTTGAAATTTTATTTGCAACACCTGGTAAAAGTTTAAAATAAGCCTTATTAGTTGCTTTTACAATACTAATACCATTTTTTGTATATTCATATCCGGATAGCTTAAAAACGTCTCCTGGCAAAACATTTCCAGGAGTAATAAAATCAGTCCCGTTTAATGATATTTTTAAATTTTCACCTGATGCTTTAGCTGTAAACTCAACAATAAACCCTTGCTCAAGCTGACTGCAAATCACTGTGCCAGCATACGGAATAATTCCATTGTAAATCGCTAAATCACTTGGCACGCTTTCACCATAAGGCAATTTCATTGTTGTAAACTTAGCACTGATTTTATAAAGTACGTGGCCACCATACGATCCAACCAGTTCTGATTCTAACGAACTTGTATATACATGAAAACGCTTATGACTTGGCCGGTTTACCTGCTTATCAAAGTAATCTCCACTTGTTTCTCCAGGGCGCTCAAAACTATTATCATTATCATTCTTTAATTGCGTAATGTAATACCCATCTGGATCAGATAACAACGCGTAAATTTTTTCGCGTAATGATTCTTCTTCATCTAAATCGTCAGCACGGTAATAGCCAACATAATCGATTGTTTTAGCTTCATTCCAACCGCCAAAATCAACGTTACCATTGCGGTATTGGATCTGCGTATTGTTGCGTTTTACCGATGGCGAACTTTCTTCAAATGAGGTTGTAATTACTTTATATCTACTAAGATAAGTACGCTTGTCGCCTTTTTCGATTAGTAAATCCATTTCTTCCCCTCCTTATAAAAATAGCCCGCCATACACTGGCAGGCTTTAATTCATTATACTACATTTTTAACTCATAAAAAACTTACTGCTGACTTGATCGTCTGCTTGGCCTTGACTAACAATAGTGCGAATCTTGTCACCAACCAATTCGTTATGAACGATGTATGTTGGCTTAACCCAATTATCAGTATCAATATTCTGATCAATGCTTCCACCTTGATAACTTGCAGCTTGCATTGATAAATCGCCAGTTTTTATGTCACCGGCTACCGAATTAATGCTTTCAGATAACTTATCAGCCATGCCAGATACATTGTGCTGAACGGTTGAAAAACTGTTCATTAACCCAGAATTCAAACCATTCATGATAGCATTACCGGCTGGGATAAGCAATTTTGCATCATAGCTGATAGGTCCTTTATGTTCGCGAACCCATGAAGCAATTCCGCCTACGAAGCTTTTAACCTTACCCCATGCTGATTGTAATCCACTGAAGAAACTATCCATGATCGCACGCCCCGCAGCCCCTAAATCAAAGTGCATAGCTCCCTGAATGGTAGACTTAACGCCATTCCAAAGACTAGAAGCAAATGATTTAATGCCATTCCAAGCCGATCTTATAGCTGATCCCATGGCATTAGCAGCATTAGATGCTGTTGACTTAATCCCATTCCAAGCGGAACTCATGAATGATTTAATACCATTCCAAACGGAACTAGTTATTGATTTAATACCATTCCAAACGCTTGAAATGGCTGATTTTAATCCGTTCCAAGTCGAACTTGCTAAAGACTTAATTCCATTCCACAAACCAGATAAAAAGCTTTTAATACCGTTCCAAACTGATGAAGTCACTGATTTAATACCATTCCAAATGTTAACTATTCCGTTCTTCATTGTGTTAAAAACGGTAGTTGCAATTGATACAATACCATTCCAAATTGATGCTAATCCGCCTTTGATACCGTTCCAAATCAAACTAATATCGCTTTTCAATGCAGTGAAATTACCAGTAACGAAATCAAGAACGATTAATATAGCACCAAGAACAATAGATTTAATTAATTCCCATGCCCCTGATATGATTGATGATATTCCAGACCACAAACTGCTGAAAAATGTCGAAAGTCCTGTCCAAATGGTCGTAGCAGTTGTTACAATTCCAGTCCACAATGTAGTAATGAACGTTACAATCGTAGTCCATACTGTTGTCGCTACGGTTGCGATTGTAGTCCATACCGTAGTTAAAAACGTTGAAATTGTTGTCCATACATTCGTTGCAACCGTTACAATGTTCGTCCAAATAGTTGTAAAAAACGTTGAAATTGTTGTCCAAACGCTAACAGCCGTCGTGGAAATCGTTGTCCATAGTGACGAAAGCATCGCAGTAAAGCTTTGCCATAACGCTTGTCCTGTTTTTGTTTGCGTAAAGAAATAAACTAATGCGGCCACTACTGCCACAATTGCAGTGATTATCAACACAAACGGATTGATCGCCATAATTGCATTAAATGCTATCTGAACACCCTTTGCTACATTAATGGCAGTTTTGTAAAGATTTATCGCTGTGATAACCCCTTTGAACGCAACTACACCAGCAGCAACCCCAACGAACGCACTTTTGAAAACATCACTAACGGAAGC